GATCTGAATTGTTCCCAGTTCGACCTGTTTTTGTATTTCTTTTCCGGTGAGGATCATCGGGTTTCTCTCGTGTGATGCGTGCGTGTAATTGTTGGACGATGCCAGCAGCTTTGGCCGCTGCTGTGTATTTTGTACTTAAGAGACTGAGTGCTACACCACCGATGTCGAATGCGGTTTCAATGTGTTCACGTGTCACCTTGAAGCGCCGCTTGCGACGTGTGAGCTTTTCGAGTGCTTGAGAGAATGTGTTTATGTTGTTGAGCAACCTTGTCAGGTGTGTCGTCATCTATCGTCTTTCAAAAACTGTTCGACGCGTTCACGCGTAATAAATCGTAGTTTTGAAAAATCTAGGTCACCACTTTCGAGAATGGAACCTATGGCGAAAAAGAATTCCTGACTGAAGTCTTCTATTGGAACTTCACTGGTGTAGTAACAAACGTGGAGGGCTCGCACCCACTTATACCGCGCCATTACCTCAACTTTTAATTTCTCAGTACGCCGACTCACGGCTTCTTCTCGAATGGTGCTGTCCCACAAGAAGGACAGCGGGGTACGTTTGAACGATCGCTGATTTCCACGAGAGCCCCACAGACCGGACATTTGGGTTCACCAGATGCCGCCGTCTTTGGTGGCTCTTCTGTTTGGACTCCGTATTTTTCCATGCTGTCCTCAGACACTACGACCTCCAAATAAACGACTGTGACCTTTGGGAGTTGTTCCGTAGAAGTGATACCGGTAAACGCCTCCGCCTTCACTGAAACAACGAATGTCGTTTCCACTCTGGCGGAGGTCGCTCACACGGCCTGTGTACTTCAAAGCGATGCCACTCAGCTCTACGTTGGTTGCACCTTGATTCCCGCGAAGTTGAAGTAACGACAGGATTTTTTTACATTGTGCAGCCAGGCGAGCAGACATGACTACGTTGATGCAGCGCTTTCGCCTTTGCCCTTTCCCTTGGTCTCTGCGGCCTTCTCGGGTGTCTTGGTCGCGGCGGTCGTCTTGTCCTTCTTGGCACGTGGTTTCCGCGGTTGTGAGACCCGGAATGCGTTCTCCAGTTGATTCTGCACCGGCTTGACACAGTGAGCATCACAGATGTTGCTCGTGGTCTGGACCTTCCCTTTGAACAGAACGACCAAATCCGGAGCACCCTCGCCTAAACCTGAGAAGAACTTTTCGATGTCCAGCCGCGTTTGCTGCTTCATCTTTTCTTTGGCTTGGAGGTCCGCGATTTTGTCGCTGTCGATTTCGATTTCTTCTTGGCGTTTGCAACGGTCACAGCTGTGACCAATTTTTACGTTCATACCCATGTGCGTCTCCTCACGTGTGTGTTTTGTTAAATGCGCGCTCATCCAATTTGAGCGCTTTTTCCAGTCGGTCCATTGTCTCTACGGTAGGGATTCCGTTAATCGGCAGTCGGTCAGTTTGAAAATTGCGATTCCAGTCTTGCTGAAACACGGTGACAGCGGCCTGGGTTTCATGACCCAAGTCACCATCGGCTCCAAACTTCGGAAGCACGGCAGACCCGTACAACGTCATCAGGGCCGTCTGTACTTCAACCACGGAATCGATATTTTCATCGTCCTGAGCACACTGCCCACCGGCGAAATGATAATTGTCGTAGGTGCCGTTGTTGATGGCTTGAAGCTCAACTTGGTCAACCACATCATCCGCACCTTGTACGTTCACAAGGCCTTGAACAAAGCTATATTCCTTGATGGGGAAGGTTTCAAACGCAGCGTTGTTGATGAGTTCACGAGGCCACAGAGGTCCCATGTCGAACTTGTCCTTGCGCCAATCAGCGTGGTCACTCATACGCTTCCGGTCCATACGACCGGTAGCAGCGATGCACAAGCGCTTGAGTTTGATGTCCGTGATGACTTGATGCCACGTGTACGGCATCATGTTCTTCACACCACGGTATGGAACATCGAGTGAGACCGGGGTATACGCCTTCACGATGTTGGCGTTGATGGGTCCGGCCCAGTAACACCACTGATTGTTTTTTAGATGGCATTCCAACGCGTTGACCATTTCAACGTGGATACCATCCTTGTTGCGAAGCGGTTCACCCCAGCAACAGTTGGCAATGTTTACGACGTAAAATGGTACGCCGTCAAAGCCAACCACGAAGTGTGTTGCGGCCCCAGAAAGACCACGCCATGCAACGACGAATTTTCCATTCGCTTCCGTTACATGCGCAGAACTACCTCGCTTTGCTGCGAACACGTCGGCTTCGTTCTTGTTAGCAAAGGAACGAGATTGACCCCGTGGTGCAGAAGAAAACCAGCTAAGTGCACCATTGCGACTGATGCCCGCAGTAGCGTGGTCTACCCACCACAACTGCTGAACTGGCGCAAGACGCCCGCGATGGTCACCTTGCGTAGTTGGGAAATAATCTTTGAGGTCTGGCATCTCGCTGGCGATGTCGAGATGGGAACGTTGCCACATCAGATCAAGCGTTCGAATCGCCTGGTTTTTGTCGATGGGACCATCCTCAGCTTTTTGCCAAAGAATGTCGTATTCTCCACGAATGGCCGCTGCATTGTTTTGAATGTCATCCCAAAAACTCATAATGTTTTCTCCTATCGGATTTTTCCGCGACACATGTGCCAGTAGCCACACCACTTTTCACTGCAGCACCAGTTCGTCGGGTCCGTCGGGGGAAAGACCCCGGCACTGATTGCTTCAGCGACACCACGAATGATTTGCTTAAGCCAAGCGTGGTCTTTCGAACTTCGAAAGGTGTCCAATCGTTTCAGCTTCGGTGTCTTCTGCTTGAGCAGTTGATCGAAGCGACCAGCTAAAATGCCGGTAGCGTAGGAGTAAAAAGTCAACTGGATAGACCCGTTGGCTTCGGCATCCGTCATGCTCTTGGATTTGAACTTGAAGTCCACGATAGCCGTACGCAGACCCGCAGGAATAGCACCACCGGCTTCATGTATCAACGCAGCTTCATCTGGTGAAAAGGACAGACTGGCATCTGAATCGATGAGGTCGATGTACCCCAACATCGGAACACCCTCAATCGTTATTTTCACTTCTTCTTCGATACCGCGAATGGTCTGACCATCTTTTGTGACCACACGTGGTTTCACCGTCGGTGCGACTGAGTGGTTGTACATACGAACCAACGCCAAACCTTGGTCTTTCATTCCATCACGAGGATCGTCGGCATCCCACGTAACTTCTTCCTGACACGCCTTGTCCCAGCTAGACGAGAAAGTATCCATGACTTCTTCATCCGAGGCCGGCGTACCATGGTCAACGATGTGATGGTGTGTTTTTTCCAGCGCAGAATGTCCGCTGGTGCCTTGAATGAGATTGCCCGACGGTGGGTTCTTCTCATCCTTGATGTACCGAAACTCGTATTGCTTCGGACAACGCAAGTACATGTTGATTTGTGACACGCTCAAATAGTTGCGCGGTAAGGTCAGCACCCTTTCAGGCACATCAAAGACTTCATCGGCGACGTTTGAGTCGCCAATATCTTTACCTTTCATGGGGTATTACCTTCCACCGACGGGTGGATCGGAGGATTCTCCGTCCATCGGCATTGAGGGTTGTACGGCTGCCAGTTTGGCGTGGGCTCTCGCGGCGGGATGTACCCCTCCGCTTTTTTGTGGCCCTCTTGCCGCTATGTCTGCAGAAGCAGACCGCAATTGGTCAAGAGACATCGTTGATTCCGTTTCATCGTCATTGTTCGTTTCGCTTTCAAGGGGGTCGTTTGATTCGTCGTTCGTTGTTTCAGGGGGATTTTGCTGGTCTACACCGCTTTCTGGAACAGCGCAAGACTCTTTCGCAGGGATGGGTGTCGGGTCACATTCGATGACGTAGGTCTTTCTTTCTGCGTCAAAAACGTAATCTGTGTTACGGGGCTTGAGTCCGTTTTCGGCAAGCATATTGTTGATGTATTCACGGAGGTCAGCCTCTTCGATCGTGATGGTCATTTTCATAGTTCGTGTACCTTGGTAATGGTTCGCGCCACGGTGTGTTCCTCAAGTTCTTGTTTTGCTACGAGGCTATTGGCTATCTGATCTTTGGCAGTCAAGGATTTCGCCACGTACCTCTCGACACCGTCGGTAAGCAGCCGATAAACCGTGGTGGTCTGCGTTTGTCCGATTCGATAATTACGGTCGATGGATTGCTTGTAGTGTTCAAGGTTCCATGACAACGAGTAGTAGACCATGTACTTAGCCACGTTCAACGTGATGGCCACTGCTGTTGCAATTTGGCCGACGTACACGCGACACGTAGGGTCTTCGTTGAATTTCTTTTCGAATTCCTGGATGTGGTCCATCGATCGACCGTCGACACGTACGTACGTGTGACCCTGCGGCAACGCTTTTTGTACGAGGTCTTCGATGATGTTCAACTCTTCGATGAACTGACCCCAGATGATCACCTTGTGACCCTCATCGCGTAGAAGTTCTTCAAGTAGCTCTAAACAAGGCTCTTCTTTTGAATTCACGCCAAGCCGTTCAGCAAACGTTTCTGGCGGAGGACCCATCCGCGCCTGTTCAGCTTTACGTTCAGTCTCATCGGGGTGGTGCCACGCTGCGCACCGTTTTGTCCATGGACGTATCGGTGGCTCGGCCATCACACAGTTGTGAACGTGGGCACACTGGTCACACGGGTTATTCGTGTGTTCCTTTTTCAAAATGAACCCGCTGCTTACCTGCAGCAGTTTGCTGATGAGCACCGCGGGATGTGGAATATCGATGACGCCTTTAGGAAGTACGAGCTGATCGTTGACCAGCTGAGCAACCAACGATTCGATGTCGCCGTACTGCTGTACCTGGGTAACCAGCGTGTTGTAGAGCTGTCGAGCCTTTCCCTGCAGTTTGATAGGGATATCTATGATCGTTCGTTCCGGCAAATCGACGCAGTCTTCTTTGCGCCGGCGAATCGACAGACTATTTGCACGCCGGTTGATGATGTCCATGTTCTTGTACCCGGTCACGATTCGCATGTCGTGTACCGACCGGATATAAAACTTGCGCGCGAAGTCCGTCTTGGTCCACGGCATCACGTATTCCGCCAGAAATCGGAACTGCGGAGGCAGGTCCTTTGGGTCACCAAGCGACGGTGTACCTGACATGATGACGCGACGAAATGCTTTCTTACCCACCTCTGTTGCCACCTGTGTCCGCATCGACTCGTAGCCTTTGAGCTTGTGACTTTCGTCGGCAACGATAGCGGTGTACGGTACGTGCTCGATGATTTGCGCGTAGTAACGTTTCATCGTGTCGTACGTCATCACAACACCGTCGAAGTTTTTAGCTTCGAGAATTTGCGCTTGCTTCTTCTGAGGGGTCTCACCGTCGATGACCTGGTACTGCTGGTTAATCCCGTGAATTTTCAACTCGTTGGGCCACACGTGCATCGCGATGCGCGGACATACGATGATGGGCCATGCCCCTACCGCACGTTGCCAGTCGATGACAATCTTGGTTTTGCCAAGTCCGCAATCGAAGAACAGCGCAGCTCTCAGATTCCAAATAAGGTGAACCAACCCATCAAGCTGATGTTGAAAAGGCTTCGTCTTGAATTCAAAACCAGGCGGCAACACGTTGTTTTTGACGTTTTCTCCGTATACGTCCATCGCTTCAAAGTGTTTCTGTGCCGCATCAGACAACACCACGGTAGCCCCGTTGCCTTTGGCCTTGGCTTGAAGATCAGCAAGGACCCGTGTGTGTAGTGGATAGTACGCAGGAAAGTAGTAGTGTCCGTCCTTGAGAAGTGTGGCCCCGAAGACGTCGGAGTACTTGAACCCAAAAACCCCAAGAGCTGAAACTTTGAAAACCGGCGTTCTGTTCAATTGCAGAACTTGTAAATGTATCTCTTTGCTCACGTTTATCTCGCCAACCTTACCTAGAGTTTGGTAGACTCGTCAAGACCACATCGGGAACACTTCAAACCTGCAATTTTTTCCATCCTGAACGAAGGCGACATCTCCATCTCCAGGGATTTAGACGCGGTGGCTTCACCACAACGAGGACAAATCATTTTGAGTTCCGATCCTTCTTTAGTCTCAAACAGGAAGACCTCCTCCGGCTTACCGGACTTCACGTACGCCGCGAGACGATTCCGCCCGATGAGGCATTTACTTGGTAAACTGTGCCAATCTCCTGTGATCAGCGTACATGCGGTATGCCCGAGTCCGGGACCAGCGGCGCACTTCAACGAATACTGACAGGTGCCACAGCGTTGGTGCCACCTGATTTCATCACAACGGTCTTTGATGGGACAAAGTCCGCAAAGCAGTCGGTTGTATAGTTCGGGCATCTCTTCTATCCTTTACCTAGGAACAAAATGGCGAATGGCGACTTGACCGGCTCGGAAGTGGAATCGTTGTTCCGCAACAGCAGTTCCCATCCGAACCCTATGTTCGATTTTTTGACGGGGTTCGTACCTCGTCGCCTACGCGACATGTTCGTGTGGATGGAGTATCTGTACTACAACTCCGCGCAGATATTTGCGGCGTTGAAAAAGTTTTCTGAGTATCCCATCACGGACATCAGCTACAAGACCCAAAGCGACGCGGCGGAGAACCGCATCAAGGACCTACATGAGAAGCAACTACGTGTTCGTGGTTTGCTGATTCAATGTGGTCTCGATCGCTGGATTTACGGCAATTCATTCGTATCGGTGTATCAACCGATGGTTCGTTTCTTGAAGTGCCCGCTCTGCACAAAGATGACGAACATCGAGCATGTCAACTACCGATTCAAATTCAAGAAGCTCATCTTCGAGTACACCTGCCGCGCATGCAAAAAAGTTGTTGAAGGAAAAGTCATCGACCGTCGTGTGACCAACCCTTCACGTATCCACGTCATCCGCTGGGACCCAAAGCAGATGGACATCGACTACAACCCGTTGACGGGTCGGTCGGTCTACTACTACTCAGTCCCCAAAGACATCAAAGACAAGGTTGCCAAAGGCAACAAGCACATCATCAACACGATGCCGATGTCGTTCATGCGCGCCGTACGTGACGGCAAAATGTACCGTTTTGCCGACGGCAAAATCTTCCACATGAAGGTGGCACCGCCAGCCGGTATTGACCAACAGTGGGGTTTTCCACCACTGACCGCGGCCATCAAATTGTTCTTCTACGCTGCGGTTCTGCGCAAGGCTAATGAAGCCATCGCCCTCGACCACATCGTACCATTCCGAATTCTGCATCCCGCACAGAACGTAGGAAGCGGCGATCCCATCACCCAAATCTCGTTGTCGAATTTGTTCGAGAACGTCAAAAGCGGTCTGCGTCGTTGGCGACGTGACCCCCTAACCATCATGACTGCGCCGGTGCCGGTCGGTATGACACAGATTGGTGGCGATGGTCGTGCGCTTCTAACCCTTGGTGAAGTGAAGGAAGCGGAAGATGGCATCATCGCGGCGATGGGTATCCCGCGTGAGTTCATCTACGGCGGTTTGTCCTTCACAGGTTCGGCTATCACGTTGCGTATGTTGGAAAATCAGCTGCTCACGTATACTGGTGAACTCAACGAGTTGCTGCAGTGGATCACGGACGAGTCCTGCGACATCCTAGGCTGGCGCAAGGTTCAGGTTGAACTCACCGAGTTCAAGCTCATCGACGACATTCAACAAAAACAGGTCGTCATGCAGTTGAACCAACAAGGGCAGATGGTGTCCAACACGACCATCGCCGAAATGAACGACTTCGATTTGAAAGATGAACGTTCCCGTCGAATGCAGGAGCAACTTGACGAAGTTCGTTTCCAGCATGAACTTCAAACCAAGATGCGTAAGCTCCAAGAGAGCTTGGCCCAGAAGGTTCACGCACAGTCGCAGATGACCGGCGGCGGTATGGAATACGACCAACAAGCGGTCATCGCAAAAGCAGACGAGTTCGTGCAGTCACTCATGTCGATGGAACAAGGCCAACGCAAGAGCATGCTTCATCAGATGCAGGTCGAAGATTTCGTTCTGTATTCCGTCGTGATTCAACGACTCGAAGAGACGCGAAAACAAATGACGGAACAACAAAGCAGCGCAGCAGCCGGGGGATAACCGATGCCAAGAGATCCTGAAGAAGGAAGTTTTGCCGCCGCAATCAACCGCGCTAGTGCGGTTCCTGACGACGTTGGTGTGGGAGCCACCCAGGAACTTCCCTCCATATTCAAATCCTCAGATTTTCCGATTCCGCAAGGTGACCATGTACAAAACATGGATTCGGACGATGACAAAAAGATTCAAGGCATCCCGGCCTATAAATACAAAGCGAACATCAAACGGTTTTTGATCGGACCCATCAGTCAAGGTCGCGACGAGCGGGGCATGCCTGTCATCGTCGAGCACGACGACAGCATCGCCTACCAAGAAGTGCTCAACGAAATTCTTGCAGGACGTGCAGTTCTCCAGTGGGACGATAAAAAAGTTACCAACGAAGGTGGCCTCATCGTCGCTATGGTTTGGTTGATTCCCAAAGAGGAACCACGTAGCCCCAAACCAGATCCGATGAACCCTGAAAACTATGACCGCCAGTAGAACACCGCGATTCTTCATCCAAGCGGCCACACGCCTCATGGTCAAACGCGCTACGCGTATGCCGTGGCATGACCTGATTACCGACGCTGTTCATTTCGTAGGTAAAGAAAATATACCCACGAGCGTACTGTCTTTGTTACCCGGTACAGCTCCAGCAGAAACGCCGCCTTCAGACCTTGTACAGGACACAGAAACTGTACAAGAACCAAAAGAAGCGCCCGCTGGGCTGCCCGAGGGAATGATATTAACTGAAGGGAATTTACCTCCGGCGGAAGTTCCACCGGAAGTAATCCCTACTGATAGGCCAGACGTGGTTACTACTATTCCACTACCAGCCTCTAGGTTACGAATGGGCGATGGGTTGAAGTTGCCTTCAGCTGGGTAGCCTAGCCGAAAGGACGTACGTTCATGCTTCTCCCCCTCTTTCTTCCGTCAACGGTGTGTTCTCCGAGTCTTGGGTTGGAGGAACGACCGTTACGGTACTGACGGATTCTTGGCGCACATCGACGACCTTGATGGTCGCCTCGGGCTCGCCGGCCGAATCGATGACCGGCATCTTGCCCTTGAACTGGTCTCCGATTTTGAACTTGGGATGCGCCTTGTTGCATGCTTTGCAGACGTTCTTCGGAATGAAGGGACGCCCTTGTTTGACCAGGTCGTTGCGTGTAACAACCCAGTACGCCTGTGAGATGCTCACTTCAAACACGTTCTTGCACATGTGGCATCTCTTTGTCGCCGCGGGGAGATATCGGTCTCCCTCGTTGTAAGCCTTGATGATCTCATTCGGTTGCATCGTTCGTTTGCCCATCGCCAGTAAGACGATGCTGGGCATGAAGCCCGGTGTGGAGTCCCACGGTTCTGGTCGTGCGCTGAAATCGAAAATGAAGAAACCAATGGCCGCAGACACGGCGTAGATATGGTTCAACATTGAACGCACATCCATCGGCCCGAGGGTACAACCCTCATTGTGTATCCGAGCAAGAAACTCGGGTAGCTGGTGAGATCGGTCGGCGTAGATTGCCGCCAACCACTGACGAGGACCGAAGTCCCCAAGAATCGGAACTCGAACTTCCGGGTAGGCGGACTCATGTTCCAGGTGTTCGTGTGTCTCCTGAGATGCCGGTTGTGCAGGTTGCGCGTGTTGTGCGTTGTGGTCGTTTCGTTCGTTTTTCACGTGTTCCTCCTTTGGAATAAATACCCAAGACTCATGTTCTTTTACCAAAACAACCCGTTCTTTTAGATTCGCCTCACCCTATACTTAAGCCTGGAAACCGTTATGCCGCTCATCCCTGTACTTGCCGAATCAAACGACAAACGCGAGCACATCCGAAAACGGGTGATCGAAGGCGTTCAGTCCGTTTTTCCGATGAAGGTGAAGGACTACACCGTAGAGGTGCAGAACGCGACGGTACACGCTGAGGATTATTCGTCTCGTGAACAGAAGGACGCAATCCTTCGTGGCAAGACACTGCAAGAAGCGCTCAAGGCTGACGTACTTCTCAAAGACGCTGATGGCAAAATCATCGAGGAAAAGAAGAACGTTACCATCGCGCAAATTCCCTATTTCACGCCTCGTCATACTTTTATCGTCGACGGTAATGAATACGTCATAGCCAACCAACGACGCGTGCGCCCCGGTGTCTACACGCGTGTACGTGGTAATGAAGAACTTGAGGCAACGTTCAACCTATCCAAAGGTTCTAACTTTCGGTTGAACATGGACCCTGCGAAGGGGCATCTGTACATGGAATACGGAACCTCAAAAATTCCGTTGTACGCCACACTCAAAGGTCTCGGGGTTACAGATACCGAGATGAAGGCTCACTGGGGCGCTGGTGTCGTAGACCTCAACAAGGACGCCTTTGCTAAGAAGCAAGATTCATCAATCAAGAAACTGTACGAAAAACTGATTCCGTCCTATCGCCAAACCGTGACCACATCGGAAGGCATGGCACGTGCCATCTCCGAGGAGTACGAAACCAACACGTCCATGGACGCGGATGTGAATCAACGAACGCTGGGTTACGGCTACAAAAAAGTCACACCGCAAGCTCTGTTGGTTGCGTCTCAGAAGTTACTTGATGTGCACCGTGCTGGCGTCACCACTGATGACCGCGACAGTTTGGGTTTTCAAACACTCCATGGCGTCGAAGACTTTCTGAAAGAGCGCGTTGGTTTGGAAGCACGCAACCTACGCCGTAAGATGACTATCAAAGCCAGCGGAGGACAGAAACCTTCGCTCGACCGGATTCTTCCAGCCTCGCCATTCACTCGGTCATTGCGTGGCTTCATCACCACCGCAAATCTGTCCGCCATTCCAACGCAAATCAACCCTGTTGAAATCTTAGATACCGCGAGTCGCATCACTTCGCTCGGTGAAGGCGGTATCTCGTCTGAGCGGGCCATCCCCGGTGAAGCACGCAATCTGCACTCCACGCACTTTGGGGTCATCGATCCTGCACGTACACCCGAGTCAGGTAAGGCCGGCGTCGATTTGCGAGCCGCGTTGTGGACGCAACGTGACGAGAACGGACGGGTCTACACCAAACTTCGAAATGTTCGTACGGGGCGTGTCGAAGACGTACCTGTCGATAAATTGGAAGTCTCCACGATTGCATTTCCAGGAGAGATGCGGCGTAGCACGGGTATCGGTGTCTTGCAGAAAGGTTTCGTTACGTCCGTTAAGAAGAGTGACGTGGACTACGAGATGACGCATGCGTCGTCAATGTATGGTCCGACGACCAATCTCGTTCCCATGCCTGAAAGTCTACAAGGCAACCGTATCGTCATGGGTTCAAAGATGCAGACACAAGCCTTGCCTCTCCTGACACGGGAAGCGCCGCTGGTACAGGTAGGGTCATTCAATCGTGGGCGCACCATGGAGGATGAGATTGCGGATCTCATCGTTCCCGTAGCGCCTGTCTCTGGCATCATCAGAAAAGTCGACAAGGACTACATCTATATTGAACCGGAGAAGACAAAACACTCCGAAGTCCAGCCGATTTATCTCCGCGAAGCCAGCTACGTGATGATGGACAAAACTGCAGCGGGCACAACGCCGCTGATCAAGGTCCACTACGACGACAACTTCCCACTGGCGTCAAAGACGTACCTTCACAACAACGTACAGGTGAAAGCAGGGGACCGTGTGACGAAGGGTCAGCAACTTGCTGATTCGAATTTCACAATGGACGGTAAGTTGGCCCTCGGTAAAAACCTCGTCGTCGGATACATGGCGTACAAAGGATTGAACTCCAACGACGCTGTTGTGATTTCAGAGTCTGCGTCGGTGAAGTTGACCAGCGAGCATATGTACAAAGAGATGATGCTGATCGACAGCGATATGGTGCTCGATGTTCGAAAATACCGAGCACAGTTTCCGAGCACGTGGACTGCGGCGCAACTTGCCAACTTGGATGAACAAGGCGTCGCGAAGTCTGGCGTTACAGTCAACCCTGGGGACCCAATCATCATAGCGCTACGTAAAGCTACACCGACGGCTGAGATGCAGATGCTTGGTCGTCTGCACAAAACTTTGGCACACCCTTATCGGGAAGAGGTCATTACCTGGATTCACCGGTCCCCTGGTACGGTGTTCGACGTCATCAATACCGGCAGTCGTGTCGTGGTCACCATCAAGACGCAGGAGACTGCTGGCGTCGGTGACAAAATCTCCGGACGTTACGGGAACAAAGGCGTCATCGCTAAAGTTATTCCCGACGACCAGATGATACGAACCAAAGACGACAAACCCTTGGACATATTGATGACGTCAGCCGGGATTATCTCCCGCGTTAACCCCGCTCAAATCATCGAAACTGCAGTAAGCAAGGTAGCCTTGAAGACGGGAAAACCCGTCATAATCGATTCGTTGAGTGGACAGAACAACGTGCAGTGGGCCAAGGACTTGCTCAAAAAGCACGGCATCTCTGATAAAGAAATCGTCCATGACCCGACGGAGAATAAGGACATCGTAGGTCCCGACGGTAAGGGCATCATGGTTGGCCCGCAATACATCCTCAAACTCTTCAAGTCCACCGAAACGAACTATGCCGCGCACGGTGTGGAAGATTACGACGTAAACCAACAGCCTGCCAAAGGTGGCGGCGAAGAGAGTGCGAAGGGTCTTGGCCGTCTTGAGATACAGACGCTCATGGCCCATAACGCACGCAACGTGCTTCAAGAGGCCGCAACATTGAAAGGCACGCGCAACGATGAATTCTGGCGAGCCTACCAACTCGGTCAACCGCTGCCCAAGCTCAAATCCTCTTTCGCTTACGACAAATTTCGAGGGATGCTGCAGGGTGCAGGCATCCAAGTAGATAAGAGTGGAAACAACCTGCTGCTGCGTCCTCTGACGGACAACGACATCAAGAAGATGTCAGCCGGTGCCATCAAATCTCCGACGATGGTACGAGAACGTGACTTGAAACCAGAGAAGAACGGTCTCTTCGATCCTGTCATCACCGGCGGTGCGAACGGTGATCGTTGGTCACATGTAGACTTGCGCGAACCCATCCTCAACCCCACTTTCGAAGAACCTGTTCGTCGTCTGCTGGGTCTCACACAAGCTGATCTACGCAAGCAGTTGAGCGACGAAGGTGGTTCAGGTATTCGAAGACGCCTCGATAAGCTCGACCTTGGTAAGAAGGAACGTGAGCTCAAAGAGACGGTACGCAACGCTACCGGAGCCTCGCTGGACGATGCCGTCAAGCAGATGAAGTATCTCCAAGCGCTGAAAAAGGAGAACCTTACGCCCGCTGAGGCTTACATTCTGTCCAAGCTACCGGTCATCCCGCCGGTGATGCGTCCCGTGCTGCCGTCGACAGGTAAACGAGACCTTCTGGTTTCCGATGCCAACTATCTGTACCGCGATGCAATGTTGGCGAATGAAGTTCTCGGTGAAATGAAGAACACCAAACTTCCTGAGGAAATCGGTAGAGCTCGTCTGGGCATGTACGACGCAACCAAAGCGGTCTTCGGACTTGCAGACCCTGTCAGTCCACAACTACAAGGACGTAAAGCCAAGGGATTCATCACGACGATTTCAGGCAAAGGCAGCCCCAAGGGCGGTTTCTTTCACGGCAAATTGTTGCGCATGCCTCAGGACCTTTCCGGCCGCGGCACCGCTGTCCCTGACCTGACGCTTGGAATGGATCAAGTTGGTCTTCCGGAAGATATGGTCTGGTCCACTTTCGGACCACACATCATTCGACGTATGGTGCAGAACGGTTACAAAGCACTCGATGCCAAACAGATGATCGAAGACAAGCACCCGGTTGCACGAGACGCGATGATGGCTGAGACGAAGATACGTCCCGTGCTGGTCAACCGCGCACCAACACTGCATCGCCACGGCATCGTAGGAGCTTACGTAGTTCCTGTACCTGGCAAAACGATCCGGGTGAATCCCTTCATCGAAGAAGGTATGAACCTGGACTACGATGGTGACGCCCTACAAATTCACGTCCCTGTGCAGGACAAGGCCGTCAACGAAATCAAAGGTATGACGATGTCCAACATGTTGTTCGGGGATAAAACTCGGAACAATCTGCTGGTCTTTCCTCAGCACGAAGCAATCCTCGGTATCTATGCGGCCAGCAGTGCCGCGGGTGGGAAACGCTACAAGTTCAAAACCAAACAAGAAGCGATGGCTGCTTACAACAAGGGTGATGTCGACATTGCCGACACTGCCCATATTGGCTGAACCGCGTCATGCACTATACTAAGGATATGAACCCGTTCACCTTCGCCTACAAACTAGGCTCGGCCAAAGCTCTTGAGAGATTCACGTCGCAGATGGGGTCTGATTCGGACAATCCGACCGCAGAACCGCCGATGAAGATGGCCGGCCGACGTGCGGTTGACCGCATCTTGAAGGAAACGGCCGAGAAAAAAGAAAAGATCATACGACCCCGTACCATTTCTCGAACACCGGTGAAGGGCAATCCAGGTCTGAATCGACTGCGTGCGCGTCTCAAAAAACATAAATAGCGTTACCTCGTAATGTCAGCTGCGCACTACATCGGAGGTCGGAAGGGTTGGCATCTCGACAAAGGCATGCAGCCAATCGACGAATGACCTATAGTTACCGGAAGTCAACATGCCGTTCAAATCAGAGGCGCAGCGCCGCAAATTTTACGCCATGGCCAATCGTGGTGAGATTTCCCATCAAGAAGTGAAAAAATGGGAAGACCACACACCGGATAAGAAGCTTCCTGAACACGTCAAGAAATCGATGTACACCTTTGGTGTTCAACGCGCGCTTGACACTTTCAACATTCAACGAGGAGTACCCAATGAATCCTAACGCCCTTCGAAAACAACGTCTCCAGATTCACGCAGCTTTGCTTGGACTCTTCGTGCTTGTCACGGGTCTGTGTTTGCTTCCGCTTGTCGCTTTCGCTGCAGATGCAGTGGTTGCGCCAACCACGCCAGCACAAACACCTTTGCAAGCCGCGCTGATGCCAATTCTTTCAACTCTTGGACTTGTGATTGCAACATTTGTAGGGGCTGGTGTGAAAAAGCTCGCATCCATCTTCGAAAAAAAGTTCAACGTGGACATTCCGGATGCGCTGGAAGAGTCGATGGCTCGTCAAGCGCGACGTCTCGTAGCTGCAGCCGAAGAGAAAGCTGAGAAACGTCTTCTCTACGGTGATAAGAAGGATACGCCTGGCGCAGAAAAAGCAGCCATGGTCATCACCTCGTTGGGAGACTACGCTAAGCGTCTAGGTTATGGACCGGAGTGGCAGAAGGAGCGCATCGAAAACTTGGTTGACGGTGTTCTGCACATTGACCGAGATGTGGTCATCGGTACCCCCGCAAGTATCAGCCCTGAACGCAGCGCCGCATTGAAAGCCGCATTGAACGGAAAATAAGTGACGCAGGACTTCTACAAAGAAGGCGTCGCGCAAGCGCTACGTGATACCGGTTTCAAGGTCGCTGAAGACCTTGAGACTGATGGTACGCCATACCCTGAAAAGAGTATGACGATCAACGCAGAAGCGCTTGCGCGACAGCTTCGTGAGCTGTCGAAAGAAGACGAAGTACCGGGACACGTCGGAGCTGAGAACAACGTGTATACCTGGGACCGACCAGTCACGTGGCAGGCTCCCACGAATCTTTCAGGCCTCGATACAGGCCAAAGTACCGCGGGAATGATGACACCAGGTAACCAGCGCGGGTAATGACTACCACCACTACCGTCGGGCAAATGCTTCTGAACGATGCATTACCACCGACACACCAGATTCACGGTCAGACATCCAAGAAGGACCTGATGGTCCTGATGTCGGATTTGGCTAAGACCGATCCGGCTACCTACGTTAAAACGGTGAGCAAACTCAAAGCCGTCGGTGATCGTGTCATCACCGGTTCAGGCATCACAGTAGGCCTTGACGACATTGAACCGGAATACAAAGGTCGCGATGCGATCTTGAAGCCGGCGCTTGCACGAATGCGAGAGACGAAGGACCATCAAAAACGTGTCGACATCATCGTCGAAACCCAGAAGAAGATGTTGGAGCATACGCGATCTCATCCAGGGCAGATGACAGTCATGGCCGTCAGTGGAGCCCGTGGAAAGTTGCCTCAGCTGATGCGTACAGTCGCGTCACCCATCGCAGTCGTCGACGAAAACAAAAACACAATCCCTTGGATGATTGGTCGTAGTTTTTCGGAAGGACTGACGGGACCTGATGCGTGGGCCGAGATGACCGAAGCACGACGTAACGTCGTCGAAGGTCAAATCTCTGTTACCGAACCCGGCGCCATGTCGAAAATGTTCGTGAACACGATGAGTGATCAAATCATCACGATGCCGGATTGTGGCACAACAAACGGCATCTTGATGGACGCTTCCGACTCGCAGATCATGGACCGTTACATCGCGGGAACCAACGAGTTGGTAACACCGCGAGTAGCTATGCGACTTCGTAAGGAGGGTGGCCAGGTCAAGGTTCGTTCGCCTCTCACATGCGAAGCCTCTGATGGTGTATGTCAGCGCTGCCAAGGTCTGAATGAGAAAGGTCAAGTTCATACAGTAGGAACCAACGTAGGAATACGGGCTGCTCAATCGTTGAGTGAACCACTTACCCAGATGGTTCTTGGAGCCAAACACGCACTCGGTGTTGCCGAGACCAAAGGCAAAACACTTGAGGGTCTACACGGCGTAAAGCAGTTGGTTGAGGTTCCGGAAAGCTTCTTCAACAAGGCCACCCTCGCGGCAAAGCCAGGGCATGTCACCAAAATAGAAACAGCGCCTCAAGGCGGCAACTACGTCTACGTCAACAGCAGTCAGTACTACGTCCCCCCAAATCTCAGCGTCCTCGTAAAAAAAGGGGACCAGGTAGACGCAGGAGATGTGTTGTCGGACGGCATCCCAAAGCCGGACGAACTGGTGGCGTACAAAGGCTTGGGCGTCGGCCGGAAGTACCTGACAGACGCACTTTACGGCGTATATTCTCGTAACGGGATCGACATCGATAAGCGCCATCTTGAAACTTTGGCAAAAACGGACTTGAACTACGTACGCATCATGGACAATGATAGTCCTGAGCTTGGCGTGATGCGTGGCGACATTGTCAACTACAACAAATTCCGGCAAAGCATCGCGGACCACTCCATGACGGTGCCCACCAGCGAAGCGCTTGGACAGTACCTGGGCAACAACTTGCTACATCACACCGCTGGCACCGAGATTACTTCTGCCGTTCTGCAAGACTTCAAGAAGCAGGGAATCAAGAATATCCCGGTTGCCCCTCGCGTTCCGCAGCACGAAATGATAATGAAGCCTATCGCCCGAACGCCGTTGCTACGACCTGACTGGCTTGCACGTATGGGACACCGTCATCTGAAACAATCGCTCTTGGAAGGTGCAGCCTTTGGAGAAGCGAGCGACATCCACGGCACCCACCCCATCCCGGCCTTCACGTTTGGTGCAGAATTTGGCCAAGGTTCGCGGGGCCACTACTGATTTGGAAAACAAAACACGATACCCTATATTAGGGTGGACTTTCGGACGAACGTCTCCAACGAGGTAAACAATGACCACACCGTCTATGTTCAAGCGCGCATACGCCCGAGGCGTTAACGATGAGCTCATCCGCCTGGGAGCGATTCGTTATCCCAGCAAAACCGCAGCCGATGAAGTTGCCGATGCAGTCGGTGACCACATGCCGGTTGAACCCGCTGCGGAAGACGTTCCAGCAGAGGTGGCGGGTGAAATCGCCGCTACCCTGGTGGATGCAGCAAACCAGCTGGTTTCCTCAGCGGGTGCATCGGCTGGAGTTCCCGAGGGGCAGGAGCTTCCTCCGGAAATGGCGCAAGGGATGGAAGAAGCTGCCAAGCAATCTGCCGCCGCGGACATCGATACCCGCGCTCACGCTGCGGCTACCGATCTGATGCAGAAAGCCGCGGAGCACACGAAGCGTGCACTGGGTTCCACCATCGAAGGTGGCGACAAGGGCAACACCATGATGGAAGCCCCTGCAGCCGAAACCAAGATGGAGAACTCCAACCGCCCCGTGAACAAGTACGTTGCGGGCGTGGGCAACACGGCGTATCCGGTCGGCAAAGGCAACGTCGGCACCGAGCAGTCGCCAGCGCCGGAAGCTCCGGGTGAATCGCCGAGCGGCACCAACTCCGTCATCCGGCAATCGAAGATGGGCAGCGTTCTTGCGGGTGTGCTTCGCAAGTACGCCATGGGTTCCACCATCGAAGGTGGCGACAAAGGCAACACCCCGGCCGAAGCCGCGAGTGTCACCGGTGAAGCCGCTCTGGACAACACGCTGCGCCCGCAAGGCAAGTACGTTGTCGGCGTCGGCAACACCGAAATGGCTCCTGGCACCGGCGTTGTCGGTTCCGAGCAGCCGCATGAACTCGCGCCGGGTGCGTCGGCTCCCGGAAGCAATTCCGTGACTGAGTTCTCGGCTTCGAACAAGTCCGGATCGTACGACCCGTTCCTGGCGCTGTTCGAAGTCACTGCCCAGAAAGTTGCGGCGCATCTGCCCAACAATCTGTCGCAGGACGAGAAGGTCGCTCACATCCGCCAGATGATGGGCTACACGGACGAGGAAATCGTCTCGCACATAGGCCTGCTGCACAAGCAAGCCGGTGCCACGGACGACCAAGCTGTCGCCGCTGCCACCGCGCAAGCGAAGGCAGCTTCGGCGCAGCGTCCGCGCTACGCGGGGCCGGGGTCCACTCGGACGGATCACCGATTGACCAACCAGAAAACCGCCACGGCGGAGGAAACGACCAAGTCGGAAGAGAAGCCCAACCATGGAGACAAGGGCACCTTTCCGATGAATCTCGCCAAGAAAGACGAGAAGACCGAGACCAAGGCCGAAGAGAAGGCCGAAAAAGAAGGCTCGGCTTCCGGCAACTTGCTAGCCCGCATTCGCAGCGTGAGCCAGACTCACCTGCGCGCATAACGACGCAGTCGCCGGGCTTGACGGCAGATTTTGGGCGTCTGCACCGGCATGGAGCAGACGCATGAAATCACTATTCCCACTCGCACTGAAGCTAGCGGCTGAGCAGATTGCTCATCAGCTACAGCAACGTGAGCCTGCGGACCAGCTTGAGCAGGTTCCGGTAGGACGATCGGCATTGCGTTTACTCGGTAAACGAACGCAGCCGACGTCAACGGAACCTGCACCCAAGTTGGTCTCCACCACCGGCACAAGGGAGTAATGTCCCTTACGTTGGCAGACCTCGCTACGCCTGAAGGTATCGCGGAAGTCGTTCGCGTTACCGGAGGTACGCGCAGCTACTACAACCATCCCGAACAGGGCGAAGCGTTGCAAGAAGTGGCGCGTAACGCCATCGTTCGAAATCCAGCGATAGGCAAGCTTCTGGTACGCGTCGTACCTAATCTTCCAAACGCGTTCTATAATTACGAGCGAGGAGAGATTATCCTGGGGATAGTCAATCCTGCTGTCCTGGCTCATGAAATCGAACACTCACGTAACATCCAACAAGAGGGGTTCTATCGCAAAATGCTTCGAGTGGCTGAGGGCGTCACCCGCGTAAACAACCTGGCAGCGATGCCGGTGGTGATGGGCCTTCGTATCTTTCTGGACAATCCCACTCAACGCAACGACATCTTGAAAACTCTTGCCGGCATCTCAGCCGCGGCTGCCGCACCGGGCTTGGTTGAGGAGATGGCGGCTTCGGCTGGTGCCATCAAAAACAACCCCAACAAAATGGAATTTGCTAAAACTTTGACACCTGCTTTCATGGCTCACCTGATGCACCGAATGTCACCGGTACTCACCTACCAAATGGGACGAACAGATGTATAAGCACGCACAACCCGTATCGCCACGCACCCAAGGTTTCATGGAACAACCTGGAGGCGAAGAAGAGGAACAGCTTTTTGAACAAGGCTTTTCCCAGATGGCTCACAACGTCCTGGTGAGCAAGTTTCCCGACCTAGTCGAGAAGGTTGTTACGTTCAAAACATTGGAGACCGATCTCGATGACGGTGCTGGTGTTGGTGCGTTCGTTGTTCAACACGGCAACTCAATCATCTACGTTCCGGTGGTCATGGCTGACAACCAGCTGAAGCCACTCGACATGTTCTACAACAAAGACCTCAACGTCTTTCTGCCGTTGTCCCAAGAGTGGCTGGAAGAAGTCGGTCAGCTGACTTTGGATGAGATGGGTGAAGCGGTGCAGACACCGAAGACCCTTCGACGTGACGTGGACATTCGTCATCTGGTCATTCCGCCGACAACTGGTCGCTTCGCTTACGCCGCGGCTCGTGGTGATGGAACCTTCGATGTGAATCGTGATCTGCTTGCGATGCTCAAGCACACGACGGCAAAGGCCGCGTCGGCACCGCCTGTGCTGGCAAAGTTCTTGGCCAACGCGCCAAACGAAATCAAAGAAGCGTTCAGCAACGTCGTTCGCAGTCGTGAAAAGCTTGCGACCGCGGTCTACCGTCTGTACGACTTCGATGAAATCTGCGCGTCACTGACGAAAACCGCCAGCGCACGCAACAGCAAAGGTGGGGCTCTGTGGGTCGTGGGACGCGATACCCCGCCGGAAACTTTCAAAGACATCTTCGGTGATCGTGCTCCGGAGAGTTTCCAAGGCGTCCTGCTGAAAGGCTACGGCTACAAAGATACTCGTGTTGACTTGAATCATGCGTACCAGATTCAGGAACGCCTCAAACTCACCACGCCACAGGAGAGCGGGTTCTACAACGTATTTACCCGACAGGGAAAAGTCGAACCCGCATTCATTCTGTCCAATCCACGCGCGGTTGATGGTTACTACAGTCCGTCGCAAGCGGCGCCGGAAGGTCGTCACGGCAAGCGCCACGACACGCTTCACCACGGGGAACACAACAAAGGTTACCTCGTAATCATGAACGGTGGCCGTAGCATTTCAAAGATGTACGACGCCAGTTTGGTCGGAGAGAAACTCGATGGAGACGGCAAATCCAAAGAGTCGGAAATCTGGAACAAACTGATGAACGGCACGGCCGGTGATACCCCGAACAACGGGGATTACGGTGTCTTCATCAAGAAGACGGGAACGGGTTTTGTTGGGACCAAGCCTTTCACCATCAAGAACGTGTCGACCGATGCCGGTGGCATCCGTCGTATCTCTTTGAACAATTTCGATGAGAATTTGCTCATCACTGATCCAGCCGCAGCAAAGGCTGGGCTTCACAGGCCCAAAGGTTCCGGCATCACGTACATCCCGACGGATGCACGATTCATCCGTTTGACACGTGATCAACAGGAATCCACGGACCTGTTCGACAATGCCACCGACGTGACTCGTTGGTTCTACAACAAGTTCGACGCCATGGGCGCGCACAACTTCACCGTGAAGAATGCCGGCGCCGGTCAGGTTTCGATCGACGGTCGAAACAACCTGACGCCTGTGGCTGCGATGACCAAGCTCGCCTTGGATTACCACATCTCTTTCCCCGAGGCCGAAACCGCGGTCAAGAAAGCGATGGAGTCCACCAACAACCGGATTCGAATCAACGTGCTGACTCCGGCGCAGTCGATGAAAATCGCGCAAGACCCGATGATGGGTGGAGATCCGAATGCTGGTGCTATGCCTCCTGGCGGAGACCCCGCAGCAGCGGGCATGGACCCTTCTGCGATGGGCGCTGCACCGCCACCACCGCCGTCACCACCTTCGCCGTTGGACATCGCCATCGGTGAAAAGCAAACACAGCTTCAACAGCAATCCGCTGGTTTGCAGCAACAGCAGATGTCCATCGATCAACAAGCTCAGTTGCTGTCCGAAATCGGCGCACGTGCACAAGCGATTGCCACCGGTGGCGCTGCCGCTGTTCAACAGGGCGCTCCGCCTGCGGGCATGGCTCCTCCCGGTGGTGCTCCGCCTGCGGGGATGGCACCGCCTGGTGGTGCGCAGCCTGCAGGAATGGCTAGCCCAGAAGACTCTCCGGCGGGAGATCCCACCGCAGCCATGGCTGGTGGGATGGGTGGTGCTCCGGCGGGTGGCATGGACCCGATGGCTGCGGGTGGTTCGCCACAACCGGGCGGTCCGATGGACCCCATGGCACAGCAACAGCAACAGCAACCACAAGCAGGTGGACCTGGTGCAATGATGGCGACGGAATCCCCGTCAGCGCAGGAAATTCAAAACCAAGTCAATCCTCAGTTCCTGGAACAAGCAGCAAAGCTGGATGATACCGGCGCTTTCGACGCCGCAGCCATCGCGTCCATGGCGCAATCTCCCAGCTTCCAAAACATGGTGACGGATTACGTCCCCACCCTGGAACGCGCACTCGACAACCTCGGCCGAATCTTGCTGACTATGTGGATGCAAGAATCGGAACTGAAGCAGCAGATCGGTGAAGAACAATACGTCGATATGGAAGACAACATCCGCGCCGTGTTCGAAGGTCTGGGTGACCTCATCCTGACGATGAACAAGAATGCCATCATGCTGAACGACGCCTCCACAAAACTGTAATGCGACACGACCCGCACCATCTACTTGCGGAAGCGTACCGAGAGGTGCACGAACGCAAAGAAGCAACCAGCCCCAAGGCCCGTGAATTGGTGCTGGCACTGCAGGGTCGCGCTCTACGTGAAGGCTTGGAATACGCGATCGATAAATACGAAAATGAGGAAGATCGACACTACATTGAATCGATGCTTGTTGCGGGCGGTCCCATTGAACTTGTTAGAGCTGCCACTGAAATGCCTCTCGCAGCCGTGACGGCTTACGACGAATTCATTTTTGACCAGAGTGTTTTCCGTGATCGCCTCGACCGTCGTAACTACGTAAGAGAATTGGCTGCGACCAAAACTATAGATGAAGACGCATTCAAGCTGTACCAATCTGCGATGGTCATCGGACCCGACGTTATCGCGTGGCGTCTCAACAATTCCAAAGAAGTTGAGCGCATGCTCAAACCGGGCGAAATCATCCGGCGCTGTCTGGGAGATGCCATGTTCCGCGGACTAAGCCACCGTCTCATGCCCAACGTGGAACTCACCAAGAACCATGTGGCTTGGATGAAATACACGAAAGAGTTGGCGGTTGAGTTGAACAAGATTGACCCGGCTGACGCACGCGATGCGGAAGACGCGCTCAAAGTGGCCTTGCGCCACGAAGACAAAACCGTTAATGCTTCAAGTTCTGGCATCCCACAGGAAAAAATTCTGCACTGAGGCTCACTATGACTGAACAACATCTCGACCAACTCGCCAAAGAAGCCGTCACTCGTTACACCACCGATAAGATGGCGTTGAACGATGTCGCTACGGACATCGCTACGCGCGAGAATATGGACCCCGAGCACATCAAACGGCTGGTCGAAGCGGTCAACACCGAGGCCTTCAAGAACAAATTCGACAACCCCACAGAGGGTGCCACGGACCGGATGGTCGAATTTGAAACTGCGAGCCCACACGCAGTCATCAGCCGCATGCTCACAGAGGCGAAAGACGCCATTGAAGCTCTACCTGGTAACGCGTCTGAGTATGACGACGATATGACATCGTCCCTGCCCAACACCCGCGAATACAAAGCGGATGAGATGTTGCCCGATCAACCTCCGGGAAAAACATCGGAGGAACGACCTGTCAAGAAACACATCGTTGCCGGCCGCTTGCACAAAACGGCTGAAGACTTGCACAGCAAAAAGCTCGCGGAGCGCAACACCTTCACCGACGCGACCCAAGCCTTGCTCGACTGCTTTCGTCGTGCGGGCGCATCCTCTTTTGAAGAATTCGAAAAGAGCGCGTTCTATCACCTGGGTGAAGAGGTAGCGCCGTATTTACAGGTGCTACGGCAAAGCCTTGGAAAGCCGTCAGCAGAGTACGACCACGTGGCCTCTGTGAAGATTGCTCGTGTGGTCGACATGGAAACCAAGGAGATGAAACTGCTGAAATCAGCGTTGACCTCCTACAATACCATCACCAAATACGCACAAGCCCTGCGCACCGTCGAGAAACAAATTGCCAGACTCACGTAACAAAACAGCCATTTTCGGACCAGCGCTAGTCGCCGCTAGCGTGGCTACGCCGTGGGCAAAAGAGATAGCAGCCAACACCTCACGACGCTACGACCAAACCTTGAATGACATCATCACCGCACGATACAAAGAACCGGGAGAAAAGCTCGTGACTGCTAGTGCAAAATCTTTTACGGAAAAACGAGCGGCTCTTCAAAGCAACACCAAAACCGCGGGACCTATAGGCACGGCAGGTAAGGCGATTGGTAAAGGTCTTGGCATGATAGGCGATGTTGTTGCGAAACCTTTCGCACGCGGGGCTGGTCAAGCTATTAGACAGGGCATCGAGAAAGCCCCCGGCCTCGTGACCAACTTAACGAACTTCGTAACAGCACACCCTTATTTAACAAGTGGTGGTTTTCTCGGTTTCTCCGCTGGCGCAGCTATGATGGAGCCTACCCTTGCCGCTTATGCGGAGAAAATCAAAGACCATCTCGTTCCATCCAACCAAGAAGACGTCATGATGGACGAAGGCTCACAAGCCTTCGCAAAAGCCGTTGGCGCCAATGTGGGCGAAGGAACTGTAGGTCTTCTCGGTGACTTCATGTCCAAGGGAGTTTCGGGGGTTACATCCATCCCGCAAAACATTGCACGCAACAACATGTTCAAGCAGTTGCAGGAGACTGACGACGTACTCGCAACGGCCAACATCGCCGATCTGCAGGACGCCTATCACACGATGGTTCGTTTCGCGCCGACGCTGGCGACAGACAAGAATGCTGTGCGGTCGTTTCTGCGAGAAGCGACGCTGTACGGTAGCGGTCCCAATGTGATTTCAATCAAGCAATTGGCAGACGCTGAAAAGACTCTCGGAGGCTATGAGTCGAAATGAAAAATCTATTCAACGCGCAACCAAAACACATCCGGCACGCTCTTCAATTCAACATGCACAAAGTTGCAGCTGTGTTGACTCGACAAGAAGGCATCCCCCTTCCGCCGGATGTAGACGAGATCAACATCAAAACTGCAGTTTTCGCCCTTGGTGTAAAGATCGCCAAACAACGTTTTGAGAAACGTGCGATTCTCGACGGCATCATGAGCATCGCCCGGCTTCAGGACTAACCCATGAACCACGCACTGCCCGTCTACAAAATCGCTATCAAAGGTGTGAAAACATCAGCGGTGCTGGAGAAGTACGCTGCACAGGATTCGTCTGTACTGAACTTGAAAAGCGAACACGACTTCAATCTGTTTCAGTTACTCAAGAACGCGGGACTGCAAGAAATCGCAGGCAAGATTCCTGAAAGCGTGCGTAAAGGACTTGGCTACGGTGCAGGTGCTGCCATCCCTGCAGCCGCTGCCGGTGGTCTTCTCATCCATCAAGCTGGAAACGAAGCACGAGACACCACCGAGGACCTGCGTAACAAGGCGCTGCAGACGGCTCTCGGTGTCGGCGCTATCGGCGCAGGTCTGTACGGGCTTCACCGCGCAACGACTCCCGACCATCAGAAAGAATCCTCTGCAAACGATGAACTGCTGAGCAAACTGGCGACGGCTGGTTACCTCGACGTGATCTTTGAAGCCGAGGAAAAAGCCGCTGACGACCAGGATGTACGACGTAAACTGTCGCAGTGCCGACTATTGAATGCTGAACACGGCATCCAGCTGTTCCATGAACTACTCACCTGATGTCGCGTCAAAAAATCATACAGCTCGACGAACGCGTTGCGAAGACAGGGGAGCTATCTGTTCAACCCATCATTCTATGGGGTGCACGTAGCAAGCCCTTCTTTGAATCATTGTCCAAAGAAGCCAGTTCCAGTCCTGCGTTGGAATACATCAAGAATGTACAACCAACACCTGGACGAACCGTTGTTCTGATCATCGGCCTTGGTAGCTACGAATATTACGGTTTGAACCGTAATGGCGACGGTTTCAACGAAGAACCGTACAAGCCTGGGTGTTCGAATGGTCCTGGCCGTGATGCCTGGATAACGGATGACGAACTCATCACGAAACATTACCAGTCGTATGAACAAGGCCACGTCTATAAGCACCACGTCAACAAAGACCCGAAGCGTGCTATCGGCAAAGTCATCAAGGCTTTCTGGAACCCCTATATGCATCGGGTTGAGGTTCTGGAAGACCTCGACAATGCGCGGGACCCGGAGTTAGCAGAGCGCATCGCTGACGGCGAATACCCCGCAAAGAGCATGGGATGCTTCCCTGCAGGGACCCGTATTCACACCGATGCAGGTTTCAAAAAGATCGAAGACATCCGCGTCGGCGACGTAGTGTTGAACCGCAAAGGTCAGTGGACCTGCGTGACCGAAACACACACTCGGCCGTACCGCGGAAAACTTTACAGCGTGCACACCACCACTGGGGATTCCTCGGCTACAAGTGAACATCCGTACGCGGTGCTGCCGTCGAACTATGTGAACGAGGGTACCCCCAAGGGACATCTACGACGTAAAGATCCTAAACGAATCAACGTCGAGGACTCCGTCTGGACCCATGCGGAGTGTTTAGACGCGGACGACTACCTGATCACCCCGTTTGACACCACGGAAAAAACAACACTTAGCGTCCCGTTGTGTCGCCTGCTCGGTTACTACGCAGCAGAGGGTCACATCGTTTACCAGAACGAGAAGCCTTACGGCGTCGAATTTAACCACCACAAAGAAGATGCAGCGGTCGTAGAACTCCCCATCCTATTCCAAGTGTTGTGCCCTGGAACGTCGTGGCACCAGCGTGATCGTGGGAATAGCGATAAAGCCGCGCACACCTATATCTACTCCGCTGAACTCGCACATCTTTGCATCCAACACGTAGGGCGTTACGCCGCACAGAAACATCTAAGCTTGGAGCTACTGCAGCAAGACCGTGAACGTCAACTATCCCTGCTGGGTGCTTGGATAAACGGCGACGGCGGCACGGTAAGCACCGGAGAATTCTATGTATGTTCCTGCAACGACTTGCTCATGCGCCAAGCGCAGACCATAGGTTTTCGTTGTGGCTTGTACGGCAACCACCACGCCATCGTGCATCAACCATCCCCTCTCGTGGATCACGTAACAACGGAGTACCGGGTCAGTTTTGCCCGGCGCGGATGCAACATCATGTCTCCGTACACCGTCAAGGTGCAGAACCGCGTGCTGAAAAGTCCGTCGACCGGCGCGTTTTTCATCGAGGGGGCGGTGGTTTCACGCATCAAAGACATCAGCGTCCTTGATTTTGACGGCCCCGTTTACAACTTTGAAGTTGCAGATGACGAAAGTTACGTGGCGGAAAGTCACGCTGTTCACAACTGTCGAATCAAATTCGACGTTTGCACCGTCTGCGGAAACATGGCGCCGACGCGCAAGCAATACTGCGATCATCTCAAATTCGAAATGTGTACCTTGCGTCCTGACGGCGTCAAAGTTGGAATGCTTAACCCAGCACCGAAATTCTTCGATAGTTCATGGGTCATTCGTCCGGCTGACCGTACCGGCTTCATGTTGAAGAAGGTAGCTGACGTAAACCCAACCTACGAACTCAGTTCAGCTATCCTTGGCGACATGGTCGATGACTACAATGCCAAAGCCGCGGCAGCCAAGAAACTAGCAGTCATCGACAAAGTTGTACGTGGTTACCCCGCTGGCATAGCTCAGTCTGATTTACCCAACGCCAAGCTCATCGAGCAGTACACCAAGGGTGCTCTGCCGGATGTTGTTCAAAACACTCCGAAGCTGTCACACGAAAATCTGAAGACGCTCGCACCATACAACCTCGGAACCACCCTCGCTGAATTGTCGCGCAACGGAATCCTGCTCACTACACCGGAATTCGTGAGCTTGTTCATCGAAAAAGCGATGCCAGGTGTAAAGATACCTGCACATGTACTCGATAACCTCGTCGCCACACAAGCAGAACTCTTTGAACTGTACAGTCAACATCCCTCGTTGATGGATGAGTGTGCCGACGTATTACAACCGACAGAGGTAGCACCATCTACGTTGAAGACTGCTGTGGCTGCTTTGCGTGAAAAGCGATCAACAGTTTCTGATTACCTCTATCGCCGGTATACACCGCACATCACCGATCTACAAGAACCGCCGGAATCAGAACTCCTCGAAGTAGTAGACCCTACGTCAGGACGTACATACCAGACGACCCACGGTGCGGCGCTAGCTGCCCATGACGCTATCGCTGAATCCCAAATCAAACGGATGGTGGGTGGCGCAGCTCTACTTGGCGGCACCTACAAGATGATGAGCATGAACCCTCATCTCCGACCCTTTCGACTTCCCATCGCAGCTGGTCTAGGGTATGCAGGGTCTAAAGCTATTCCTCAAGATATGGGGCCTACCTACGAAACTACGTCAGGTGAACACATCCCCAGCATCAGTGAGTTCGTAGAAAAACAGAACGCGGACTGGAACACCATCAACACCCTGGGCCAGGATTACGAAATCACGAAACAGGGCTCAGCTACGTTGACGCGTGTAATGTGCCGTAACGCTTACCTGACCCCTGAGCTACGGAGCGTATTCCTGAAAGCCAGCAGCTTCGGATTACGTGGTAACGCCCCCCGGTTGTTCGACCGTTGCAAGCTGGGGGAAGACGGTATTGTCGATGAACGTTTGGACTTTGAGAAGGTTTCTACTGTCATCGGAAACCTAATCTGGTAGCGTACTCACGTAACTTGTCTTATAGAAACAACCACCCTATTATTCCATTTGAATCTCCCCAGGGACATTCGCGAGAGGCACCATGGAAATCAAAACCATCATGAAGCGGCTGGAAACCAGTCAGAGTGACGACGGCGGAGTCAAGACGGCCTCGGACCGTACGGCCACCGCGACTCCAAACCAACTGCAGGATCAGTTGCGGGCCTCGTTGCGTGCCGTCACGGCAGGTACGGGGACTACCAAAACGGCTTCGGCCGTGCCCACCCCTGGCCAGTCACCCACCGGTGATTTGGTGAAGATGGCCGCGGATTTGTCCAACGCCGAAGAAGAAGCGCTGGTCAAGCAGGCGCAGCTCTACGGAGCCGCGATGTGTGACGGCTTCATGGCTCGGTACGGGCAGTACGAAACGGCTGCCGCGGGTACCAAGACCGCCGCAGTTGTGAGCACACCGATTGATACGGGTGTCTCGGCCATCGCCAAGTATGCAAGTGATCAGGGCGACCACGAGTTCGCGAAGTTCGCTTCGGAGAACCCCGACCTGGTCAAAGAAGCTTTCGACTTGGGCTATCAGCGCAAGATGGACGAGCTGACCAAGACGGCCACCGCGAGCATGGAACAGGGTTACAACGACACCCTGAACGAGATTCACAAGCTGGCTTCCGACAACTACAAGAAGGGGTCGGCCCACGCACAGTACGTTGTTCGTCAAGCCCAGTCAGCCTAACCCCTGTGCAATACTCGACTGAAATATTCTCTGCGTACGCGCAGGTCTTCGATGATGTTCATGGACATCTGAAGACGTCGGGTTTTGTGGACTGGACCAGAAACGTACTGAACTCCGGTCGTAATGCACGGAGAGTCGAAGAACTTGCTGGTAGTCTGGCCCATCAAGACGCAGCGTTGGCCGGCCATGCGAATGCCTTTGCGAAGCAAAAGTTTGAAAACGACTTGCTCAGCGCACAGCTTCGTAAAGCAAAACAAACGGGTGAAGGCGTAGCCGCGCCTGCCCCGAGCCATCTGGGTAGAAATCTAGCCATCGGTGGTGCGACCGCAGGTGCTGCTGGTTTGGGCGGCTATCTGGCCGGTGAGAAGGACAAGAAGCGTACACGTAACTTGGCTTTCGGCGCTGGCGCCGCAACCGGTTTGGCGATGCCGGGTGTGGTTCGTGGGCTTGGTAACATAGCTCGTGGCGCAAGTGCTACGGGTGCTTTCCCGGAACTTGAAGGCATGGGGGGTTACGATGCGTCGTACTGATTACCCATCCATCGCGTCCATTGCCCAGGAAGTTTTGCTGGATGTCGACGTTGAAAAACGTATCAAAACGGCAGAACAGTCTATACTTCAGCGCGTACTGCAACCGTCAACCCCGCAAGGTACAACTGAACTAACCCGTGACTTGTTGAAGCTGGCACAGCAAGTGCGCAACGAACCAGCCGACGAAGTTACCTACGACGACATCACCAACTTCCTGGGACATGTCAATGCAACTCGCTGATGACCTTCGAAAACTTGCAGCGGACCTTCGTAAAGAAGCCGCAGAAGACAAGACGAGAAAACTCGTGAAAACCGCGCAAATCATCAGAGGCGCGACAGGCCTTGGTCTTTTGGCCAAGAAACTTGGGAGAGAATTGAATGCTCGATAAAAACCTCATCGCTGACGTGATGGAGAAGACGGCACTCTTTCTTGACGCTCAAGAAACGGAGAAGACCGCATCGGCTCATGCTGAACGCGCTCAGGTTGTTGATACTTTTGCAGAGAAATACGCAAGCGCCACAGGCGAAGAACTGCCGCAGAAGGTGCGTGAACAACTCATTCACAGTGATGTGAATCTGATGACCGCATTCGAAAAAATGGCTGGCATTGCCGGCCGACACGACCAAGCTCCTTCGGACCTGGGAAGCCCTGCCAGCTATTCCGAAGGACCGCCTGAACCCGCCACTGTGAAAGAAGCTGCGGATAGAGCGGGAGATGCATTTGTAAACTGGATCGTAAACGACTAAAATTTCAGGGTCGCCGCAACTGAGCTAAGGAGAAAACGAAATGGCATTGCTGAACTCGAAATTCGACATCACCCGTGGATACCCCAACGGAAGTGCTTTGGCCGAGCCGTTTGCCATCATCAAGATTGGCTCACCGCTTGCACCCAAGGCTATTCCGCAGGGAAAAATCGTCACGCAGAGTCTCCAAAGCGGAGTCACTGTTATGGACGTAGCAACTTCACCCAACCTGTCGGTGGCTGATCCGATCCAGGTTTGGTTGGTTGTGGAAAGCAACGATGACTTTTCCGGAACGTTCGTTGGCAAGCTGAATGCGATTCTGCTTGGCACCGGCGTCATCTGGGAAACCACCGATTTTGCCGCGGGCTCTTACCCACCTGGCACTGCCGTCTCGTTCTCGGCGGGACAGGTCAAGGTGAAGGGCGCCAACGAGCAAATCATCGGCTACGTTGTTGCCGACGAATCGGCCACCAGCAAGGGCACGATTCGCATCGCGGGGTAAGTTCAAGCGGCGACTCTTTTTCGTTTAACACCAACATATAAATTTCAACGACCGAAACCGTCGTAACCGGAGGAAAGACTCAATGCCTGCATACCAAACCGAAACAAAAGAAGTTTCGGCTCAGCTCATCAACTCCAACTTCGTGCGGAAGCTGGAGTCGGGGCGCATCAAGGAGGCTCAGGACGAAGGTTCGGCGTTCATTCGCCAGAAAGTTCGTCAGGAGTCCTTTGCACGCGAAATCATCAACCCAATTCTGTTGGCTGATGATGAGCTGGACCGCGACGAAAACACCGACCAGCCCAAGAAGATTGTGGAGAAGGAGCCCGACTCTGTCGCGACCTTCGTCACTTTCCAAGGTGCTGGCCCACGTACGTGGTTCAGAGGCCCCAGGTTCGCGGTGAAGTTTGGGAAGACCGAATCCCAACGCTTCAACAAGAACAAGTGGGAGTTGATGACCTACCAGAATGACATTCGGAAAATCTTGTCGGACAACTCCGTGAAGGATATGGCCGACCAAGAGGACCGAAAGTATCTGGAGACCATCGACGCCATTGCTGCCGCCAACGCAGGCGTGCAGATTACGGCAGCAGCGGGGTTCAATTCCGCGGCCTTCCGTAAGGGCTTCCAGACGATGGTCAACCGTCGTCAGCCCATCGGCAAGATCCTCATGACCAAAGAGCTTTACTACGAAGCTCTTGACCTACCGGCCACCTCGATCGGTGATGACGTTGCCAGCCGTCACTACGACGCTGGTATTGAGGAAGAGGAAAAGCTCTGGGGCATCCCCGTGGTTTCGACCATGAAGAGCGACATCCTCAACCCCAAGAAGGCGTACATCATCGCACCGGAGAATTTCCACGGTGTCTTCTTCTTGCTGCAGGATGCAACTCTGTTCATCAAGCAGGAAGCCGACAATATCGAGTTCTGGAGCTACGCGGCTCCCGGAATCGGTATCGGAAATTCCATCTCGTTCCAGGTGTTGTCCTTCCCCGGTGCCTAACAGGTACTGTTTGCTCCGGTCGTGAACCGGCCGGGGCACCTGCTCCTTCAAGGTGGTTTTCATGGCCAACTATAAACTCACACGTACCGGCGATGGTGCGTTGGACCTGTCCCAAGTTCCTGATGCCAGTGGTCGCCCTGTCGTTTTGCAACGCAAAGGTGATTCCTGTGTCGTCAATGAACTGAACGCAAAGCACCCTCTCGTGCAGCGTTACAAGGGGCACGGGTTGTTGGTCGAGGAAATCAGCTTGAAGATAGATGGTGCTCCGGCTGTGCCAGCAACAGCGCCCGCACCGCCGACGCCGGCACCGCTGCCTCCGGTCACAGAAGGCAGCACTCCCGCAATCGAACCCGAACCTCCCGCGTCTGTGCCTGCTGCAGCTCCGGAAACTCCTCCGACGACGGAACCTGCGGCAGACTCAGCGTCAGTTGAACCTGACGACAAATCGGGCGGCAAGAAGTCCAAAGGTTCGAGCGGTAAATCACGCTAACACATCACTACTTCGCATAAAGAGCGCGTGCGGGCTTAGGTCTTCACGCGCTTTTTTATTACCATCAACATGAACAACGTTTACGAGGTAAAGCCACATGCCATGGGAAACTACCAACATCAACGTAGCGACCTATATCGCTGAATTGAAAAACAAAACCTTCAAACACCGATTCAACGAAAAACAACTAGTCCTCATCTTCGACATCACAGAATCGGAAGCTCAAGAGTTCACGGAGGAGTATGGGAACTCACCCTACTTCAGCTACGACGCACGGAAGCGCCACTTCACACAACTTGTGAAACAACGCTCCAAATAACCTATACTTTGAGGTGTATGGGTGTCTCTTCTAATATCGAAAGCTACGGGGTGATGCATGCGGCTTCAATCCCAGAGCTCAACCTTATTCCTCAGCAAACACGATGTTTTGCTGTTGGGAATAAAAAACTCACTCAATATGGTGTTCACGACACCAGACAAGTTCTACCAAACACTATACAGAAGCATCCGCATCTTCTTCAACGGACAACGATACCTAGTCGGTATCGGAAACGACTATACTGTTTCCGAATCGGGCGGCCCTGGGACTGGGTTTGACACGGTGACATTGCTATCTGTAGCACCACGACCATTGGATATTTTAACTGCTGATTACGAAGTAAACTTCTAAGGAGACATCGATGCCGCGTACATTCTTACGACAAGATGCCCAGATTCAATCGACGCTCGAAACCATCGTTGGTTTCGTAGATAACACGGCCCCTTCAGCGACCATGCAGTCCGGTGCTACGCACCTGGCAGATGACCTCAACAACATGCGGTCTATCCTCATGTTGCACCGGGTGGCCAACCAGGTAGGCAACTGGTACGACGATCTGACTGCTCCTGTCACGCTCGAAGCTGGTGTCAAGCGCGGCATCGACGCTTTGAACGACAGCCTGCACTTGGTTGAGAAGAAGCGTGTCCTGCGTGACGTGGTGTCCCTGGTGGACATCACCGTACCAGCCACACAGAACTACAAAATCCTGACGATCGGCGAACTGCCCTCCAACACCACGGCAGCGGTTGGAGC